TGCCATTTACAACGCCGGAAACTTTACCTATGAGAAAGCAGGTTACACTGACACTTATCCTATTCTATTCCATCATCATCGGATGAGAAACAATGACTTTAAGGCAACCGACGACCTTAATCGTCACATGCAGAAATATTTCAAATCAAAATATCCGTTCGTATGAGTTACATAAGTCATAAAGGGTCAATGTTTGCAATGTTAAATGAAAAAGGCTATTACGATTTATATGACGCCACCGGAGATAAACTGGGAATGCTGGTTAGTACAATGAGGATTACGCAAAAAGCCGGAGATGTTGATAAAATTGTAATTATTGCGCCCGTTAACGTTGTGCGAAATAAAGAAGAAATGCAAAATGTAATCAATGGATAAAATTACCCTCAACCCAGAATCATTGGCCACATGGCAAGAGCAAGGACTCGAACGCCTACGGTACGAATACGACTTAAAGCCAGATAATACGGTAATTGATATTGGTGCATACAAAGGTGAATGGGCCTCTGAGATCAACAACCGATACAGGTGCAATGTAATCGCTATTGAACCGACCGAGTATATTAGGGACTACAAAGGGAAATTGATCAACAAAGCTGCCAGTACTCACAATGGTAAAGTTTCTTTTGGTGGCAGGGCATATTATACCAGCGCGTTTGAACAGGGCGATCACGAATATGAGTGTTTTGATATCAACCCGCTGCTAGAATCATTTGCCGTTATCGATCTTATCAAAATAAACATAGAAGGCCTTGAGTATGACATCCTAAGCCACATTATCAGTGCCGGACTACATACCCGCATCAAAAACATACAGGTACAATTTCACCAAATAGAAGGAGTGCCGTATAAAAAATGGTATAGGGAGATTTCGGATAAACTTTGTGAAACGCATTCATTAACGTGGCAGTATCCTTATTGTTGGGAAAACTGGACTTTAAAATAATTTCTATGCTATCATTTTTTAATAAATACGGCAAATGTTATACGTATTGTCAGAACTCGGAGGAAGGTATTCTCGAAGAGTGCGTAAAACGACTGAAGATCGATAAAGGCCATTGCGTGGAAATCGGTGCCAACAATGGGACTTGGCTTTCAAACACCGCATGGTTGATAAAAGAAAAAGATTTCACCGGTCTGATGGTCGAAGCTGATTATGACCTATGGGAGCAGTGTTGTAAGAACTGGCAGGGCGACGAGCGAGTAAGATCAACCTGCAGCATGGTAAGTGCATCTAACATTAATGCTTTCATAACTGCCGATTGCGATGTCGCCTCGATTGACACGGACGGCATCGACTACCAAATATTTCAGGCGCTTGAAGCAAAACCTAAAGTCGTTATCATCGAAATTGATAGCAGCATCCCGCCGGATGAAGAAAGATTTAATAAGGAAGGCGGTGCCGGATATCTGCCTATGGTAAAACTGGGTATCGAAAAGGGTTATTTTCTTCTTTGCCATACCGGCAACCTTGTATTTGTTGATAAGCAGTATAAGAAATTGTTTCCGGAGGCGAAGGGGGATGGGGTGAAGAATGCCGATGAGTATTTCAAAAGAGACTGGTTAAAGGCGACAACGTGAAGTACATAAAGGATCATCCTGAAATATTACTGCCTATAATTGCAATCATGTTCGTTGCAGCCGTTAGCATCATAATGGTTTGTATGCTAAGAGCAATAGAATTGGAGGCATTAAGGCAGTAAAGTTAAACATCAAATAAGGCCGACAACCGAATTAAGCCCGGTTAAAAACATTAAAGGGGCATCGAATCGAAAGATTTGCACCCTTTTTTTTAAATTTTCACTGATGGGTTAAAGTAAACTGTATGAAAAAGATTATAGGTATATACAAAATAACATCCCCGTCAGGCAGGGTATATATAGGGCAGAGTTGGAATATGAAAAACAGGGAACGGCTGTATAAGAACTTGCATTGTAAGGGCCAACCTAAAATATATAACTCTTTATTAAAATACGGTTGGGAAAAGCATTCATTCGAAGTAATTCATGAGTTGCCAACAGACATCAACCAAATCGTTTTAAATACATATGAACAATTATATCTGGACGCATATAGGGAAGCGGGTGTTGAAGTTTTGAACGTTAGGGAAGCCGGAAGCAATGGAAAGCCTAACCCAGAATCAAGTAAAAAAATGGTAGAAACGAGACGCAAGCGAGGAAGCTATATAATAAGCAATGAAACAAGAAATAAATATAGCGAATCCAGAAAAGGCAGACCAGGAACAAAGCATACTGAAGCAACTAAGTTAATGCTTTCTATTATCCATAAAGGCACTGTTCAATCTCCCGAGGCGAAAGAAAAAAATAGACAATCCCAGTTAGGTAGAAAACACCCCGAGTATGTAAAAAACAAAATTGGTGAAGCTAATAAGAAAAACAGAAGACCTGACTTAGCCGAATACAATAGGATGTATAAAAAAGGAAAGACTGGACGAAAACACAGTCAAGAGACTAAAGACAAAATAGGGAAGGCTCATAAAGGCAAGGCGTGGTCAAAAGGTAGAATACAAAGTGAAGCTGAAAAAGCGATGCGCAGCGAAATGGTAAAGGAATGGTGGCGTAAACGAAAAGAAATAAAAAAAAGTAACACATGAAAGGCTATTGTACAATGTTGGCGATAGGGAACTATGGAAGGTTTGCCAATGCTCTTTACCAGTGTTGTGGCGTTTTTGGTATTGCAAGACGTAATGGACTTGCGCCTGTATTCCCTTTGCTACGTAACGAAGATCACAGAAATAGGTTTGGTAGTAATGAAGATGTTGATGTGTATAAGCATTTCATTAACAAGTTACCATCAATTCCGGAAGGCATTAAATTTATCGATAAGCATGTTCAGTGGGGTTATGCAAACGTTGCATTACCCGCCGCCAACTGGAATATAAGTGGCCATTTTCAGAGTTTTAAATATTTCGAGCATTGCAAAGACGAGATTAAGTGGTATTTAAAAATGCACGGCGAGAAGCAATTAGATTATTGCGCTATTCACTACAGGGCAGGAGACTACTCAAAGGACCCACAGGGTTACCATCCGAGAATGCCATTAGCGTATTACAGAAAAGCTATCCAGTTCTTTCCTAAAAATCAAAAGTATATAGTTTTTAGTGATGATATGAAAGAAGCATCTCTATTGATGAATGAATTAAGTATTGACTGGATTCCTTCTGAAGGGAAAGATTATATCGATGATTTTAGGCAAATGAAGTGCTGTTCTCATTTTATTATTGCAAATAGTAGCTTTTCTGCCTTAGCTGCATGGATTAGCGACTATAAGAATAAAATAGTCATTTCGCCATCAGGTTATAATTGGTTTGGCGATATAGCCGGCATCAATGGCAGCGATATAGTTCATCCAACCTGGAACCAAATACGGTTTAGTAAAACAATCAATCCTGCTATTTTATGAGAATCCTTTGGAATATACACCTGTACCCGCCCATCCACAACTGTGGCTCAGAATATTATTCCCATCACATTAATAAATACCTGATATCAAAAGGCCATCAGGTCCGCGTGGTATTGCAACAAGCCAAAATGCACAACGTAAATGTGCCATACAATTATGAAGGTGTTGATGTATTCGGGCCGTCCGGCTCAACTGATCAATTTTTATGGGCTGATGTTATTTTAACCCATCTCGATTTCACACACCACGCAATCCAGGTTGCCGATACACTGAATAAGCCATGTGTTAATGTGATCCATAATTCACATCTGTATCCGGAAATTGAAGGAGCCCGTCGTAATAACCTTTGCATTTATAATAGCAATTGGATTCAAAAAAAGCTAAACTATAAATGGCCTTCAGTGGTATTTAATCCACCTATTGACTACCGTTATTATGATTTAGGTAAGTTTCCACGTGAAAACGAGTATATCACACTGATCAACCTTGATGAGAATAAGGGAGGATTTATTCTGCGACGTATAGCTGAGGCGTTGCCGAATAAAAAGTTTTTGGCAGTGAAGGGTAGCTACTCCGAACCTCATTACTTCGGTCAGGCTAACAACTTTCCTGCAAACGTTAAAGTTATTCCCAACACGCCTAACATATTGGAAGTGTATGCACAAACGCGTATTTTACTCATGCTTTCGCGATATGAAAGTTGGGGCATGACAGCAACGGAGGCAATGTGTAATGGCATTCCGGTCATCTGTACGCCAACCGAAGGATTAAAAGAAAATTGTGCTGATGCTGGCATTTATATACCCGGCCGGGAGTTGCCAGATAGAAATACCAATAATGTAATTGTGAAAGACGACCGGGATACTTACGATATTTCGTACATTGTGAAACAAATTAACAAACTGGACAACGATAAGAAATACTATAAAGTAATCAGTGACACCTGCCGCAAAAGAAGCAGAGAACTTGATCCGATGGATGGCCTTGCGCAAGTTGAATCATTTCTATACAATGCTGTCGTTAGCGCCAAAAAGAATATACCGGTTAGGAGGCCAAATTATCTATGACCTATCTGCCACGATACGAGGACAATGCAATCC